TATAGTATCAAGTATAATTGGTTTCTACTTTGGCTCACGTCAATGGGAAAAACACCGTGAAGGCAAGTAAAGAACTATTTAAAATGTTGAAACACCATGAAGGTGTTAGATACAAACCATACCAATGTCCGGCTAAACTATGGACTATTGGTGTTGGTCATGTAATGTACCCAGAGCAAGCTAAGATACCATCTACTCCAGAAGGTATGGCTACTCGTAAAGCGTACCCGTTAAAACAACAAGATAACCGCAGATGGAGCGAGGAAGAAGTTGACAAGTTATTGGCTAAGGATGTCGCACGATTTGAACGAGGGCTTGCCCGTTATTTACCTATACGACTTTCACAGAATGAATACGATGCTATTCTTAGTTTTTGCTTTAATCTTGGTCTTGGCACATTTCAGAGATCAACCCTCCGTCAAGCGTTGCTACGTGGCGATAAAATCACGGCTATACAGAGTCTACTCAAGTATAACAAAGCTGGTGGCAAGGTCTTAAAAGGCTTAGACAATAGACGTAAAGACGAAGCAGCATTATTTAATAAACAAGGATAAGTTATGGCAAATTGGTGGGATAAAAATTTAACAGATAAGCAGAAGTTCCGCTTACAAGAGCCACAAGACCCAAGTCTACTTAATGTCGTGTCTACCGTACCAAATCCAGTAGGTGATGTTGCTTCTGGTTTATTAGCTGCACAAGACTTATCCAAAGGAAATTATGGTAGTGCTGCACTAAACAGTTTAGGTTTGCTACCATTTGTTCCTAGTATGGCTGGTATTGTTTCAAAGGATGTTGCAAAATCAATTAATATGCCAGTCACGTTACCAAAATCTGATGACTTTATAAATGCAGTACGTGGCACACCAAATACAAGCATTACACCAGAAGGATTAAATATGAGTCTTGTTAGGTATCAAAAGCCAGAACAAGAATTGTCTGAATCAGTTAGAACTGGTGTATTTTATTTGCCAGAAGGTTCACAACAAGCAAAGTATTACAAAGGAAAAGGTGTTTCTGGTGGTAATTATGGTGGAACTCAAACTATATCTGGTGAAACTTTATATAAAAATCCATTATTAGCAAAAGGTGGAACTGGTGGTAAAGCACCAGAAGAAGCATATAAACAATTAGTAGGCAAAACACAATTTAATAATATGCAATCAGATTTAATGAAAACAATAATGGCGAGAGATAAAGGTTATGAAGCATATATGTTTTTAGAAAAACACGCACCAGAAATTGCCGATAATGCTTGGAATATTGTTGAAAACTCTAAACAAGGTAATCAATTAAGATATGCTTTACAAGAAGCAGTAATTGCTAACGAAGCTAGAAAAGCAGGATATGATGCAATTTTAGGGTACAGTAAAGGTCGTGGTGACAAAGGAAACTTCTTATCTGAAGTATTTGATTTACGAGAATCGCATTACCCATCACCATCTGGAGAATTTTATATGAATCCAGAATTTGAAGGGTTATTAAGCAAATAATAGCTAATCCGTAATCATTCCAATGTCGCAGGTATGTCGTTCTATCTCACCGTACTCTTTGTGCAGTATGATTGAACACATATCACGACCAGCACGGTAGCCTTGTCCTTGATGCCAAGCATCTCTGGCTGCTAGTGTCCTAAAGTATTCTACGATACCACCATGATATTCTTTAACGTCTTTGTGGTGTACGTGACCAACATACCAGTACCTAAACTTAGACCTTCCCCAGTCCTCTGACTTGTCTGCTGCCATGATAGATAGCATATCTTTACCCTTAACGGTATCGCCATGCGTAGAGCCTATTAGCACCTTGCCAAACGTGTAGTACCAACATACTGCCGGTGACAAATCAACTTCCATGCGTGGCTCGTTATGAAAGTAACAGCTAATCATCAATGCTAGTGCGTAAGATGAATGCCCATCGTGGTTACCTTTATTGATACGGAAGACTACCTTTTGGTGCTTCTCTAGCAATCGTTTTAGGCAGTAAATAATCGCACGTAATCCTACCTGTTGCACCTTTGCCCAGCGACCATCTACATCAAGCTGGTGACCAGAGTTCGTTATATTCTTTTGATTATCGGCATGAAACATATCGCCTAAGTTAAGTAGCAATGCCGTATGAGTATTTGGTGAGCTTGCTATCAACCTGTCTATTGCGCTACAGGTTAACTTCTCTGCAATGTCTAAATCAAAGTCATCTCCAGCATCTTTTGCCCATGCATATAACCCAAAGTGCGGATCACCCATAGGAATAACAGTTAACACATTCTCTGACGTTATTGCCGGTGGTGGAGTTATTGGTGCTAGACCCTTAATGTCTTCTGCTAAGTCTGCAACAAAGTTGCGTACTATTTCTTCTAGCTTACTGTCATCTACCCTAGTCTTAACCCATTGCCCACTAGCCTTACCTTCTGCATTGTAGTAGGTAGAAACACCTCGTACTATAAACGGCTCTGGTGCTGCTCTAGTCATGTCGTGGTTAGGTGAGTAACCGGCTAGTGCTGCTTTAGCCTTTAAGCCTCTAACAGCAACATCAACTACCGTTGCAGTTACACCAAAGAACTTGGCTGCTGCACGATTAGAATTAAGCTCACAAGACTTACTGTAATACTGCCATTGTTTATCAGTAGCGTACTGGGCTAATCTGTCATCTATTTCTGCCATACATATCCTTATGTTTTTGTTTATTATATACATATTTAGAATAGTATGTAGATATAATTAACCCCACCACAATACCTAGTATAAAAGCCTCTTTGTAGCACAAGATGTAGTCTAACGTGTACATTTAAACGCTAGTTCCAAGGTAAGTAGCCTTTACACCATTACCAAACTGCACTTCTACAGCACAGTCTTGCGCTTTGTTTGCATTAAAAAGTTTGTATACTCCAAATCCCATAGCAGTCACAGCAATAAGTAGTAACGTTGCTACAATTACTACGGCTCTATCTCCACTACGGTCGCAGTCGCAATTACGACCTTGCTGGCAATCACTTTTTTTACAAGTCATATTAATCTCCTATATAACGCATTGCGTTAAACGTCACTCATTTATCATTAGCTTCATAATGATTGCTGCTAGGAAAACCATCACCGTTTGAACCAATATTGTCTATACGGTCTTCATCCCAGTTAAGCTGGCAGCCAGTCCAAGCACATTCTTTAACTGCACTTAAAGTCTTGCCACACACATTGCAAATTGGGTCTTTCTTACGAAAAATACGGTCAAATCCTTCATCAAACTTTTCTTTTTGTTCTTTGCTGCCAATCTTACTTACTAGACTATCTCCAGTTACAGGGTTGCTAGACATAGGTAAACTCCATAAATTTATTGGTTTCAAAAGAAGGTCGTGCCATTTAACTTTCATAACACGACCTATACGCTAGAAGGGTATATCTGATTCTACTTCTTCCATTGGGTCAGCCTTTGCTGCTGGTTTAGCTGCACCACCTTCAGATTTGCCGCCTAGCAATGTTACGTCACCAACACGACACTCTAGGCTGGTTTTTTCTGTGCCATCCTTTGCTTTGTATGGGCGCATACTAATCTCGCCTGTAATGCCTATTTGTGTGCCTTTTAGAAGCATTGGCGCAAGTATTTCTGCACGTTTTCCCCAAAGATTACAGTTCAACCATGTGGTCGTGGCTTTATCACCATAGCCGGCAGTCAATGACAGAGAAAAGTTGCAGATTGCATCTTGATTTTGTGTGTAACTTAATTTTGCATCTTGTCCCAAGCGACCTGTTGCTGCTAATAAATTCATTTTAGTTCCTTTAGTTTAGTTGTTAAGTCTTCTACTTCTGTTAAAAATAATTCTACTGCCTTTTCTGTTTCAGCGATGTACTCGTCATCACGGTCAACACGTACTACAAACAATGCTAAATTATCGCCTAGTGCTGGGCAATAGCTAACAAAGTCACACCACTTAGCACCGGTACAAGCCATCTGCCATTGCATCTGCGGTATATATTTTGTAGGTGCTTTGCCGGATAACAAAGTATCTGCATGGTTGGCTGCCGTAGGGCATTTAATCTCTACTAGACCATCACCTACTACTCCATCTGGACTAGCACCGGACATCGCAATGCTTGGGTGGTCAATAAAGACTACCTCTACTACCGTAACACCTTGCTTAAACTCGTATGCTGCTCTGGCTAGTGGCTCAAGTTCAATGCCTCGCTCCATGTGTGAGTTAGTAAAACCTTCCTCACGTTGACCTGTTAAACGCTGACATACAAGCTCCATGCGGTAGTTCTTGCGACTAGCAGACTCACCTGTCTTGATAGTGGCTAACACGTCTGCAACACGACTGGCTGTTACCTTGCCAATGCGTGACTCAAACCATTCTTCTGTACCTTGCATTATCTAATCCTCGGCATTGGTTTTGAAAGCAGCCATTTATGACCTAAATTTTTTAGAGCTTTTGCTATCTTAGCATCACGGTCTGCCATCTCTTTTTGGCTAGGTGGCTTTAATCCGTATAGTGATTTAATAATCATGCTGCCATCCCTTCAAATAGTGCTTTCATTTCGTCTTTTGCTTGCGTTACAGGTGCTGTGTATGCTGGGTTAGATTTAACTATGTTACGCACATCTATAAATACTTTTTGCAACTCTGCCATTGTTTTAGCATTACGGATCATAGCGACATACACATCTACTGACTCAAGTTCTACAGAAGGTAAGTCTTCACCAGCATAGATATATAAACCTAGACCATGCAGCGCAATTGCTTTAACTAGGCATCTCTGTATTGATGTATTAATTTGGAATGCATTTGGTGCTGGGATTGTTTTGTTGTTATTATCTAGCACAGGATGGATCTGGCTTAATGTAATGCCATCTACCGTAACAGCTACCTCAACAAAATAACCACATTCTGTTTTGCAGAACGGTAAGCCATCAGTCTTAATAACTTCCCATGTAGCTGTTGGCGATGCCTTGCGTAACTCTGCTACAGCCCATGCCCAAGATAGGTAAGTAAACTGACCTTTCTTCTCTACGTGTTGGTTTACATCTATACCGCTTAGTGTTTTAAATACTGACATTCTGATCTCCTCGTAATTCGTTTAATTCTTTATTTGCACAATCTAGTAGGTACTCTAAGTATTCTTCTAAATCAATAAAATCTGTGTCTTGGCGATTATCTTCCATTTAAGCCACCAACAAAGCGTAAGTTACCGCTAACATTATCACAGACAAAACAAAACATAATCCTTCTACTACTGGCAGCCAGTTAAACTTTGGCTTGTAATTTTTGTAATCAGTCATCTTTATTCTCCTGTTCACGTTTAGCTAATTTAACTTCTAACTCTTCAAACTCTTTACGCATTGCTTGTATTTCTTTTATTATCTGCTCAAGTTTTGGGTCTTTTAAGTTATTAGTGTGCATTACGAGCCTCCCTTGTTTCACGGTCGCATTTAGCTTTGAATAAGCAAACAGATGCTTCTATCTCAGCAACTCGTGTGTATACCTTTTCAACCATTTGGTATTGGTTAAGTAAAGCGCAAGCTAGTTTGTAGGAATTGTAGGTAGAGTTGACAACTTTACCGTTTTCTAGGATGTCCCATTTTTGTTTTGGGAATTTTGTAGATTTGATTGTGTACATTTTTATCTCCACCGTTTCTATTAATAGGGGCTTGCGCCCCATTATTTATTTTACTTGCAATTCAACTGCTTTGATTATTGCTTCAGCTTTATAATATCTTGCAAAGATTTCATTATTAAATTCTACTTCCCAACAAGCACATCCACCTCTATCAGTTTCATAAAAACAAACTGCATCGCCAATTTTAATTTCATGACGTTTTGCTGGTACATCCCACCAAAATCTGCCATCTAAAATTGATACTTTAGTACCAGATACTTTTAAGTTATTTTCTTTTGCAATTTGTTTTGCTTGTTTTTCGTTCATTTTAATCTCCACCGTGTCTATTAAGTTAACCGCATAATTTGCTGCGATGTGTAATAATCGCATATAATAAATACACGGTCAAGCATTATTTATACATTTATTGAAAATAATTATGAAAATATCAGAACATCAAGAACAGGTCATGCTAATCACATGGTTCAGAATGCAATACAAGCAATACAAGTATCACTTATGGGCGATTCCTAATGGTGGGTCTAGGCACATAGTCACGGCAGTCAATTTAAAGGCAGAGGGAGTGCTTGCTGGAGTCAGCGATTTATTCTTAATGATTCCTAATAGTAAGTACCACGGAATGTTTATTGAGATGA